GATGCCTGCCAACGATCAAAAATCTTGCGCATATAATAATCTGTCGATAGAGTGAATACCATCGAAACATCATCTGTGGTATACCCATAAGGAATCTTTGATGTAAACCAATCTTGATTCGAGGCATAATCTACTGTCGTGATCTGTCTGCCCGGAAGGGAGGTCGATTCACACAGCAATGCCATATCTCGTGGATCATTGACCAGAGAACCCAGGGAGAATGTACCACTGAGGGCAGATCTCGCAACCTCCTGTAGATCCAGGTTCAGGAGTGTCTGCTGTGGTGGTGTGATAATCACGGCAAATCTATTTGTCTTGGCAAGACCACCGTGTTTGGAAATCGACGATTTGAAGTCATCGATTGTATTTGGATTGACAATATTTTTAAGTTGAGTAAGAAGAGCCATGGTTATTATCCTCTGATGATTTTACGTGATTCTCTCCAGACAAAATCTCTCTTGGCACCAATGAATGAATCAGATGGTAGAAAGAGAACCGCTTCCCACTCACTGGCGGGAACAAAGATTGGTTTTGATCTCATATATGCCGTGAGGTATCTCTTAAAGCATGGTTGAAATTCTTTATATTTCGTCACGCCATTCAGTATATCATACGAGATCTTGAGTTTCGTCTTACTATTAAACTTATCATTATTCGCAACATCCAAGAGCTTGTCAAAGAATATTGCTCGAATCGTAGGTGGCAGGTAATGCAGATTGATTCCATAGAAACCTTTTGGTGCAGGATCGACCATAAAGATCAGTGGGAATCTATCATAGTATGGAAGGGTATCCTTGTGCTTTGCCTGATACCGAAACATGTACATCTTACCCAATACGGTCCGGTTTTTTTCCTGGAGTAACTCATCATCAAGCAATTGTCTTCGGTTGACATTCTTGATATTCTGTACTCTCCGGCGAAACCACTCCAATGATTTCTTGCTTCGAGGTTCAAGTCCCTGACGAGACGCCTCTCTTTTTAGATTTTCGAGATAAGATGGCATTTTCTCTATTTATAGGTCAGGTCAGGATACGAATACCTAATTTTTTAAGTGTATCTTCTGTCCAGACCTGAAATATCCACCCACGATTCTCACAATAATCTTTTGCTGCATCCCACTTAGAAATATTCTTGGCATATGTCATTACCTCTGTGAGATACCTCTTGGTCTGTCTCTTGGGTTGTGGAGGTGGTTGTGTCTGTCTCTTGGGTTTAATCTCCACAAGATAGACCTGACCATCGTGTAATCGAATATACAGATCCATGAAGTATCGGTGTGGTTTCCCATCTGTCTTGCATCGATAGGGAATCACTACCTCCTCACTATTCCACTCCAAGACATCAGGGTTATCATCCAACCAACGAAATGCCTGACGTTCCCACAGAGATCGGTAGAAGATCTTTGTAGGATCACCACGGTACTTTTTCGTATTCTTTGGTCGGAATTTACCTGAATATGCCATATAAATAAAGACAAAGATATTTATTACCACCACTATTATGGCAACAAGAATTCGTAAATTCCCAACAAATATCCCACCGGATCGTCCAGTGATACAATTCTCATGTAAGCCATACAAAACTGGAGAAACAGACGGTGAAACACGAGATCTAGGTCAAACTGTAACCAATGCTCAACAAACGTCAGCATTCGGTGCGGCTGGAACCTTTGGTGATATTGATATTTTCTTTCCCTGTCCTGGCAATATTTCTTTTTCTGATACCGCAAATTATCAAACCGGGAGTGCAGATATGGTTAGCACTTTACTTCAGAAGATGACAGGTACGGGTGATACCCTCAGTGCTGCAGGTGATATATTGGCAGGTGGAGTAGATGCCCTCACAGGTGGTAATATCGATATATTGAAAGGTCAAATGAAGAAGGGGTTTGGAGACTATAGTGGAGCAGATGCAGCTGCTGCATTAGGTGCTGCTGCCCCTGGTGATGCTGGTCAAGAAATTCAATTTGAGACCAAGACGATAATGGATCCCAGAATCAATACAAGATTTACCGGAAACGGTATGAGAAATTTTAGTTTCAACTTTAAGATGATCGCAACATCTGAGCAAGAATCAATAATCGTCAAGGATATCTACAATGCATTTCGTAGATATTCATATGCAAAAAGGATTGGTGCAATTGCACTGTCATATCCACCATTATGGACAATCAGATTTTTGATAGCACCAGAAAACGGTGCCAAAGAAAATCCATTCATTCCAAAGATTGGTCAGTGTTACCTGAATAATGTGGGCACGACATTCAATTCCACGAATAACTCTTGGAGGACAAATAATGCACCATTGGAGGTCGATCTCACACTTGCATTCCAAGAAACTCAGGTGCAGACACGAGATGACATAAGAGAATTGGAGGAAGATAATGTAGATCGAACCGGTGGAGGTAAGGTTGGTTTTCTTAATTCACTACAAGGCAATTTTAAGAAATCTGTAAATAAAAAATTAGACTCCCTGAAGAACGAGGTCAGGGATATCTTTAGATTCTAATCATGGCATTTTTCGAGCAATTCCCCAAACTAAAGTACGATACCAATCTTGATGGTATTCAGAATGACCTCACGGACATCTTTCGGTATGTCGATGTGATCGAAGATATCGCTGATGACATCTATGGATATTCATTCGCGGAGATCAATGATGGTGAGAGACCAGATCAATTATCCCAACGATTGTATGGCACACCTGATTATTACTGGACATTCTTTATCACGAATGATCAACTCAAAAATGGTCTGACAGATTGGCCCAAGAGTTCAAATGAACTAGATGACTATATCAATTACATCTATGGAGATGAGTTCGGTGTAATCTCTGTACCGGATTCTCGCATACAAGGATCTACGACAGATGATCTATCTCTTATTGGTACATATGAACTATTGAATGATCCAAAGTACAAAGACAAACTCTATGTCTTTGCCTCAAATGACGCAGATACAGAAACCACAGCGATTATGAAGCTTGTGGAATTTGATGAGAAGAGATATCAACTGTGGGTCGATAAGACAAAACAATACTATCCACCAACATTACCTACTCATCCATTTGATTTTGGTGCTAACTATACACCAGCTAATGATATTGCACCAGATAATCTTCGTATCTGGTACAAACTGGAAAGAGATTACGGATGGTCTTTTACCGATCCAAGCACTGTTACCGTGAGTGGTTCTCTCGGTACTCTAAAGGCCACACCCTTTGAGCAAATAAAAGTACCAGATGATGCACCATTGGGTGGGGAACAACATGCCTGGGCCGGTGGTGTACCGGTCGACGGAGTACCGGGTGGAGTGGATGAACATTTACCTACCTGGGATTCTGATGAGGGTGCATATTATTTCGACCGAACAAAAAGTCAATTCATCATGTTGAATGCAGAATGGTATTCCCTGAATGAATATGGTAGAAACATAACATATGAATATGAATTTGATGGTGGGTATACCTTTACCTATTCAGAGACTGGGGGGGACGCAAGAGCTTTTCCTGAATACTCATTATTCGATGATGAAGATTGGACAATATTCTTCTGTATAAAAACAGATATGGGTTCTGGTAGCACCGATGATTCAGAAGGAGAAAATGGATGTATCGCTGGCTCTAATTGGCCCGATCAAGGGCTCTCATTTCCAACTGATGCTCGTGGTTCAGGAATTGGTATTGTTGATGGTAAATTGAGTGTCTGGATGGTTCCTGATGATGGTGACTCAACATTATTTACACCAGATTTTCTTGAAATAAGAGCACAATCAAAAAATGTCATCAATGACAATCAATGGCATGCATGTATGTTAACGAATACCGGATCGACAAAGATCATGCGATTGTATGTTGATGGTGTGCTCCAGGATAAATTCAATGGATCTCAGGAATTCTCAAGAAGTGTGGTTGATTATGGGATATATACAGTCACTACAACGAAAAGATATTACTTCCCACTTGCAAATCTTATGGTGGGTTCTGTTCCATATGATTCTGATTCTGACACACCAGATGATCCAGGCAATCCAAATACGATCTCTCAGCCCAGCGGCCTACCAAATTACAACTGGAATCACGTCACGGGTTACCTAAAAGATTTTCGTGTCTTTAACACTGTACTTTCTGGTAATGTGGCGGGTAGAACAACACCATATTCTACATTTATTGTAGATGATAGTGATTTGAATACAGACTATGAAGATGAATTCTTTGCCTGGGATAAACAGCTAAATCATTTCAAGCAAATTTCTATTGGTTATGGTGGTGATTCTGATTCTGATCCAAATATTGATGCATGGGATTCTGATGTCAGAGCATTTAACCTTGCAAACACAGATCTAAGACAGGGTGGAGCAATCAATCGGTTGTACATTCGTGCATATGATTACTGGAGAGATTCTGCTCTTGCTCCAAATTATTACACGAACCGAAGTATTGCTGAGAATATCTACTATGATTCTGATTATGGAACTGATAGTGAGTATCTCTTGAATTTTCCATCATACACAACAACATCAAGAACACAAGATAACAGAGAAGATATTCTCTTGGATACAGGCTCAGAAAGTCCTGAGAGAGGGTATATCTATTACCTACAAGGAAAGGTACTCAATGAGGATAGTGACATTGAGGTCGATTGGACTCCACTGCAAAATAATCCTTACCTGAAATCAGATTCACCTTATTACGGTCCATTTGTTGGTGATGGTAATCCAAAGCAAATCTCATATGCACCACAAGATTTTGAATTACTAAGTGGTCATACTCTGCAGGTAGGTAATATCATTGCCAAAAAAATCATCAGTACGGATAATCCACTTGAAATTGTGATCGATAGAATCACATCAGATTCTAACTACTATTATATTCATGCAAAGAATCTCTTGTCAGGTTATCGACATGTTTTGTATTACAATACATCAACATCTGCCGGTAATCTATATTCGGGTAATGGGTGGAGAGAATTGAGTAATATTGCACATATCATCGGCACCGAAGATACTGATGTACCAACGAAATTCATTGTAAATAAAGATTGGTATTCAATAAATCCAGATGTATCACCTACGGTATACTGGAAGATATATGCGTTTCAGGAAGTGATTAGAGACGAAGATGATCCTGAGTATATCGAAACAGAACCAATATCACCATATGATGCCCTTGTTGCAAGTGGTGATGAATTAAAGATCACGGAAAAAGATGGTTGGTTGAAATATCGTAATGGAGATTATGTCACGAATAGACAACTCGAGGTGGATCGTAATACCGAGAACTCTTTTATCAAGGTAGTCAAGACAGGTTACATTGGTGAATTTGCCGATAATTACAGGACATTGATTAATCGATGAGTGATATCACACATAAAACCCGGGTTGATGCACATGGGAATACCCGAGCAGGTTACTGTGAAATTATTTCGATTGAGATTGAAAATTTTCGTGGTGATGTTCGGGATCTCAAGGTCGCGACACAAAAAATTCGAATCACGGAATCTATCATGGTCCCTGGTCTTGTCCTGGAGATTGCAATTCAAGATGCAATTAACTTCTTTGAAGAATTTGAACTCAATGGACAAGAGAAGATTCGTATTCTCCTAAGACAGCAGTTTAATAAGAGAGATGCCCGTCTGGCACGAAAGACAGACATCGAACTTGAATTCTTTGTCACGGATTTTACTGAATTCCTGAGAGGTACCGATAACCAGAAGCAGGCATACAAGATGGTTGGTGTGACCGAACAGATGTTTCTTTCTTCACTCAAGAAAATTTCTCGACCCGTTCGGGCAAATACGGCAGATGAGATACGAAATATTTTTGTGAATGATCTTCGTCTTCCACCCGAGAAGTTTGTGATTCATGGTGATACCGCTACAAGATATAAAGGTGTATTGAACTGGGATACACCTCTCAAACATGCCATGAAGCTTCGAGATAAACTCTTGGATGCTAATAACACACCATACTTTCTGTACCAGACACTCTCGGGTAATGTCTTTCTGTCACCACTCTCTTATCTCGTGGATTCAGAGACAAATCCCACATACTCAAAATATTTTGATCGACCATTTAGTGAGGCAACGGAGGGTCTTCCAGAAAAGGAATATGAGACCATGATCAAGATGAAAAGTGTATCATCTCAGTTGGGTATGAGTCATCTTGAAAATGCCATGAGTGGTGCATATGCTGGTCGGTACAATTATATCGATATCTTTCACAAGACACATAGAGTAGAAAATTTTAACTCACTCTCTAATCAGATAAAGAATGGGTATCGAATCACCCAGAAGGGTAACATTAACCCGGATTACAAGGTCAATATTGATAAGACCGCCACACAATTATCTCTCAATGAGATTCCCATGGCGAATCTGAATTATTCTTACCGCAATGCACATGTCTTTGAGAATGCCGTGGCAAGAGCAGGGCTCAATTCGGGTGATGTGAATGAGAAGTCTCGAAAATTTGTTCGATCATACATCAAGTCATATGATTCGGTCGTCCAGAATGTTGAATTGGCAGGTGACCTCCTGCTCAATCCGGGTTCCAAGATCGAACTTGATTTCAGTAAGGCAATTGCAATGGATCAGTACAAGAGAGTCACGGGTAAATCAGATACAGAACAGAGAGATTTGGCATTGAGTGGTCAATATCTGGTCTTTGGTTGTGTGCATGAAATCACGGGCGGTGAATATTCTATATCTGTTCGTGCCCAGAAAGATAATATATGAGTGGATATTTCATAGGAATTGTAGAAGATGTCAATGACCCGATTCAGGCAAATCGAATCAAGGTTCGTGCCTTTGGGTATCATAATGAGAACAAGGATATTTTACCCACGAAGGATCTTCCCTGGGCAATGGTGGTGATTCCCGCCACACAATCTGGGATCCCAGATTCCCATGAAGGTGGTGACGAAAAATTTGATGGTATCACGACCTCCCTGGGTATCATGGTTGGAAATTATGTGTGTGGTTTCTTTCAAGATCCCGATCAACAGATTCCAATTATTCTTGGATCGGTGCCAGGCTTCACGAATGTTCAGGATGAGGATCAAGAAGTAAAGGTACATGATGTTCCTCTTGCGGCAAGAAATGATTACGAAAAATCTGCCTCTTACAAATATCGTGTTGAATCAAGAGAGACAGATGTCACTACCGCACAGGATTTGAATCCCGGTAATCCAGTAGAACAAGGTGAGGGTGGAAACTGGAGTCATCCTGATCCGGCAGATACAAACAAACCGGTATACCCATTGAATCATGTACAACGAACACAATCAGGTCATGTCATTGAGTATGATGATTCACCTAGTGCCGAGAGAATTTCATACAGTCATAAAAGCGGTACATACCATGAGATTCAGGCATCTGGTGATGCCGCAACAGTGATCAATGGCAATAATTATACCGTCATAGTGAGCAATGATAATGTATATGTCAAGGGTGATTTGAATCTCACTGTTGAAAAAAACATGAAAGTCCAGGTCAAGGGGAATTATCACCTACATGTTGCGGGTGATTACCATGAAAATATTGTAGGTAAAAATATCAAGTATGTTGGGGATGAGATGAATGAAACCGTGATAAAGGATGTGGTTGAAAATTATGGTTCAGAGAAACAAGAAACGGTTGGTGGTAAGGTTACTGAGAACTATAATGGCTCAAAGGTGGAAAAGGTGGGTGGAAGTGTGGAAGAAACATATGGTGGTGGTCAAACAACCAATGGTGGACCAAGTGTTAAGGTGACTGCCGGTAGAATTGATCTGAACTAATGCATAATTTTGAAATATTACTGAATGGTGAATTGAAGACATACCATAAGTATGATGAAATACCAGAGTCTTTTGATAATGTGATATCTTTTCGCCCACACATG